CGGTCGTGTCGGCACAGAGGATTTGGATGATCTTGCCCGGCTGGAGCCGCGTGCTGCCGTACATGACGGCGGTATGCAGGTCCCACGGTTCGCTGGACAGGTCGTTTCGGACCGACACGCGGTTGGTCGTGTCCTTCCACATGCCGAGGTACATCCCCGACTTGACGAAGGCCAGCACACCGCGCTGGTTCGACGCGCCGACGTTGAACGGCAGACGCTCCGAGCACACGATATCGAAGCCGAGGAACTTGCGGACGTTGCCGTCCACCAGAACCGGGCGCTCGTTGAACTCGGTGCTGACCACTTCAACCTGATTGAGGAGATCGCTCTCCTGCTGCGAGCCGATGACCAGCGTAAGCGGGTCGGCTTCCAGATCGTTGTGGTAGTGCCGGAGGATGCGCTTCGTCTCGATCAGCTTCGCCACCGACAGGCCGTTGGCCGCCGAAGCGCCGAACGAGACCGCGATCTGGAAGTTGGTCGTGTTGAAGCTCTCGGTCGTCAGCGACGCGGCGTCCTGCCCGACTTGGGCATTGGCCGTAGCGTTGGCGATGATGTTGTCGTCCCACGCGCGACCGACCGCATTGCCCGCGTTCTGCACGTACTGTGCCTTCGGGTCCACGATGGTCTGGAGTTCATCGAAGCTGTCGATCAACTGGTCGATCTCACCTTCGTTGGGGAACACCCACCGACGAACGAACTCGGCGTCCGTGCGGTTCTTGGGGGCGAAGCGGCCAGCGGGGGCTTTCAGGGTGATGGAGCCGATCTGGTTGACCGGGGAAGCCATCTTGCCGACGTGGAAGCCCTCGCGGACACGACCGCGCAGTTTCGAGCCCATCTGTTGGAGCAGAAGCTCCAGAGCGGTCGAGAACTGCGTGGTGTAGAGCGGGATCAGGCCCGCGTCTATCGAGGTAGACATTTTTGCACCACTGCAAGGTTAGGGTTATGACGAAGTTCCGATTTCGCCGTATCCCTTGCGGGGGGCTGACATTCTCGCCGGGGGACCGGGTGTGAGAATTAGGTGACGCTCGAGCCGCTGGCCCACCGGCCCAAGGGGCTGGGGAGGTTCGCGCCCGCTCCCGGCCTGCTTGGATCGCCCTCTGCGCGTACCGAGGGTCGATGCTGTCTGCGGCGGGGCCAGAGCCCGAGTGTCATCATCAATGTAGCACGCAAGAAAGTTGCTGTCAACCCCTACAGAACGTAATCACCGAGAGCGCCCCGCTTAAACGTCACGGAGCCCGTGTGCGTGAGTTCGGTGACGATATCGGCCCACACTTCGCAGCCCGCCGCCATCGCGTGCGCGCAGAAGCCAACGTCATCGGTGATCGTGCGACCATGCTGCACGCCGCTCGGGAAGAAGTCCCTGATCTCAATGTTGGGGTAGCACTCGTCAATGACGACTGGCAGCTTCGCGGCGATCTTCTCCAGCGCCTCGCGCTTTACCAGCATGAAGCCGCAGCCGACGTACTTCGCGCGGCAGAAGCCATTGGTCACATCCGCACCTTCCTTGATCGCGCCGATGAAGATGGGCTTCTCGCTCAACTGTCGCATCGGGTACGTCGCGCCAACGATATCCTTGTCGGCGGCGATGAAGCGCGAGAGCAACCCCTTTGGCCAGCCCATGTCGGCGTCGATGGTGAGGAAGTGAGTGATGCTCTTGTCGCGAAGCGCGAGCGCCGCGTGCAGGTTGCGCGCCTGCGACGTGAAACCCTTGGCAGCGACGGACGACAGCTTCCACTGCTTGTGGTGCGCCTCGTCCTGCATTTGGATGTAGCTGTTGTGGTACGGCAGCGTGACGTTATCGTCGTAGCACGGCGTGCCGACAAAGATGTGCTTCTTCATATCGCCCTCCAGAGGTAGGCCCCTGCCGGTCTATAGACCAGCAGGGGTTCTGATCCTACCGCGCCCGCGCGTTGGTGATGATCGTGTCGAGCGCAGCCATTTCCTTCCGCGCCTGCTGATCGCCAGCGAGGAACTTCGTGACCCACGCACTGTCGTTCTTCAGTTCACCCTTGCGAGCGACCGCCTGTTCCAGCGACATCACGCCGTTGGCGTCCGCGTGCAGGCCGTTGCCCTGATGGAACTGCGCTTCACCGATGCGAACACCGATGTTGCGGAACATTTCCATCACCTTGGCGTAGCCGACCGAGCCTTCCAGCTTGTTGACCGCCTCCACGTCGATGCCGAGTTTGGCAGCGGCGTTCTTGGCGATCTGCATGTTGGGGCTGGCCTGCAACGCCTCGGGGGAGGTGCCCCAATTCTTGGCGAGCGCGATGCGCTCCTCCGAGACCTTGGCGGCGTCGTCGGCGGCTTTTGTGGCATCGGCGGCGTCGAGGTAGCCGACCACGCCCTTCACCACGTCAGCGGCGTACTGCTTCGGCGTGTTCGCCTTGAACAGCGTGTCGCGCATGGTGGAGATCAGGCTCTCGTCCACGGCGCTGCCGTCCTTGCGAGTGACCACGAGTTCGTAGTCCTTCGCCTCGGCGGGGCGGCCCATACGCTGCCACACCGCGTTCCAGTCTCCCTTGTCGGGAGCCTTGGGCACAGCGATGAAGTCATGGTCGGCGCGCTGGCCGATCATCTTCTCCGCGTTGCGCTGTCCCTTCGTCGCCTCGACGGCGATCTTGGCCGGGTCCTTCACGTCCCAGCCCTTGTTCTGCCAATGGCCGATCATGTCCTGATCGACCCCCTCCACACCCTGATACCATGGGGTGGACGGCGGCGTGTTGCCGGTATCGTCGCTCATGTTACTTCTCCGAGTTGATCTCGGGTCCAGCATAGAGGGCCATTAGCTCCTCCGTCGCGAGCCCAAGATGGTTCTGGATGCGCAGCCACACTTCGCGGCGGCCTTCCAGTACGTTCGTCATCACCGGGTTCCCCGGCACGACGCACGTTTCGTTCGCGCGACAGAACTTCGCCAAGTCGCGCATGAATACCTTGCCCTCCTCCATCTGCTTGAACATCTGGTAGGAGTGCTTGCGGCGCTTCACAAACTCAAAGGCCGCAAGCCAACGGTCGCTCGCCATACTACCCTCCTGTCACCTGCTGCGCGAGCGGCGGACCGCCCTGCGCTGGAGCCTGACCCGGTGCCATGCCTTCCTTGGCAGCAGCAGCCTTGGCCTTCATCATCGCGGCGGCGGCGGGTGCAGCTTGTATCTGCTCCTGCCGCTGCTGCGCTTCCGCGCGAGCCTTGCGCTTGGCTGCGATCTTCTCGTCGCTCGCCATCCACGAGGCGGGCACGCCGTTGATCTCTGCCATCGCGGGGTTCGCGATATCGAAGTCGTAGTGGTCGAGGTAGCTCGGGTCCTGCGTGATGTTCACGATCTCCTTCGCCACTTCCACCGACCGGATGAAGCCAGCCGCCTCCTGCGCCTTCATGGCGCGGGAGAGCGGCGACGTGTAGGTGACGCTGTACTCGCCCTTCGCTTCCTTCAGCACATCCGGCATCGGCGGTAGCAGCCGCAGTTCGGCCAGCACCGCGATCTCGCGCTCAATGAGCGGCCCGAGGTATTCGCTCTGCTGGCGGCCCACGGTCGGCGCGAGCAGGATGCCCTTCTCGTTCGTGCGCTCGATCACTTCGGTCGCCGTCATCTGCGGCGTCTCGGTGAGGATTTGGAACAGCGTGACGAGGAACGCATCGTTGATAAGCGCGCGCTCCATGTCCATCATCTTCTCGTTCATCTGGATATTGCCGGTCGGCAACGTCTGCACGAGCAGCTTGCCGTCAGCGGTGACGCCGCCCTTGTTGAGCGCGCCGGGCCGCAGGCTCGCGTCCACCACGCCATCGTCAGCGGTAAAGAGTACGGGGTCCGCCGCTCGGTGGCCTTGCTTCAGGAAAGTACGCTTTTCGGCGTTCAAGGTTTTGAGTGCGGGAAGGACCGCCATGGCGGGCGAACGCCCGTACATTTCACCGGGCGTCTGGTCATAGCGCGAGACCGCCATCGGCATGGTGTGGTAGCCACCCTCCTCCAGAAGGTTCTTGCCCTCGAGGCTGATGTAGTATGAGGCCCACGGCATCCCCTTGCTGTCGATGCGCTGCGGATCGTAGTCGGTGCGCGGCACGACGCGGTGGACGAAGTTGAAGGTCATGGGGCTGCGCTGCTGAAGCGACGGCAGCAGGACGGGCGGGAACTTGTCGGGCCACTTCTCGAACGCCTGCTGCGCCGTGAGGCGGAACCAGCGCGTGAAGCCGTCGCAGATGCCCTGATGGTTCTCGCGAATGAATAGCTCACCGAGCGGCACCTGCTTGTAGCGGAGGCCGGGCATGCCGATGAGGCGGTTGTCGTACTGATCCACGAACACGCCGCCTGTGCCATACGCACCGAGCGAGCGGTAGATGCCTTGGTTCTGCGCGCTGAAGTTCGCGGTCGGCCGGTAGCGATGCTTGAACAGCAGCTTCGTCACCTGCTCGAAGTACAGCTTCACGCCACGCTGCTTGTTCACGTAGTCGTTGTCGGCCTCGAGGCCGTGCCAGAACATATTGCGCGGCGTCAGGAGGCTGTCGCAGATCGCAGCAAAGCGGACGAGCGCGAGCATACCGCTGCTGTCTACCTGCTTGTCCGTCTTTTTCTGGCCGGGCCAGTTGAAGTTGCCGTACATGAACGTGTTGCGCGAGGGCGGGTCGATCAACTCGCTGATCTCCTCCCAATGGCTGGCAAACGTCGCGCGCCACGTCTGCTGCTGCGTGAACTCCCGCAGGCTCTCCTCCACGATATACGCCTCGTACTCGGTGGGCTCCTTGTAGTTGGCGATGATATCGAAGGCGTCCGGGGTCCTAGGCATTGAAGCCACCTGAGAAAAGGGTCTGCGTTGCGGGGCCGACGCCGCCACCTTGCGCCATCATGGCAAGCTGGTTCATCCGCTTCTTGCGCTTCATGATCTCGTCCTCGGCCTGTGACTTCAACTGGTCGCCCAGCCCAAGGTCAGCACCGGCAGCGGAGAGAGCGGAGTTCTTCGTGGACAGCATGGTTGATCCTCGTGATCCCTCATTATAGGCTTAGAACAGATCGAAGTCAACGTCTCGGGCCACCCCCGAGCCCCGCCCTTTCGGGTCGGGCCGTTTGGAGCCCAGCGCCACCTGCTTGGCCGAGCGTATCTGCATGACCCCGATACGGGTGGCGCTCAGGATATCATCGCCCTTCTTCACGATCAGGCCATCCTTGCGGTAGTAGCTGGCCGCCTCCTCGAACCACTCGCGCTGATCCTCGAACACGAAGAAGCGCTGGCTCCGCATCCGCACCAGCATTTCGCGCACGCCCGCCTCGGTGCCGTACCCGCCAGTGGGGAACGTCGCGTGGGTCGGCAGCATGAGCAGCCCTTCCTTCTTGTAGCTCTGCATCAGTTCGATGCCCGAGCCCTTGTCGCGTTGGTGGCCGTCGTGAGGCCACGCGACTGGCACCGCTGCGGCGATGGCCTTCATCCGCTCGGCGTGCACCTTCGGGATGCCGGGCACTGCGATGGTGCTGCCGATGCGCAGGCACTTCATCACGTAGATGCTGTCGTACTCCTTGTCCCATGCGAGCAGCGTCGCGCCGAACGGATGGCTGATGCCGAAGTCTATCGACCACAGCTTGAACCATGCGCTCGTGTCGATGACGCCGTGCTCCTTGTGACACACGTCGCCGTTGGGCAGCAGCGTCAGCGGCACCTTCAGCACGTCGGGGTCTACCTCCTCGAACACCGCGTTGCTGCCGAGGTAGGGCTCACCCATCGCGCGAGCCTTGCGTTCGTGCATCGGCCAGCGCGCGATCATTTCTGCCTTGCGCTTGTCGCTGATGTGCTCGGCGTCGTAGATGGTCATGCTGGTGACGTGTGTGCCGGGCGGTTTCTCTTTGAGGAAGCGCTCGACCACCGGGGTCCAGCCGCCGAGCGGAGTGAAGGTCATGTAGATGATGCCCTCGCTCACCGTCGTCCGGGTCATGCACTCGGTGTAGATATCCAGCGGCGGCTCCTCGTCCAACCAGATGATATCGATCTTCTCCGACTGGAACTTCTCGCGCCCCTGCTCGTATGCCTTGAAGGTGGCCGTGCTCTGCCCGCCGCTGACGTGCTTGACCACGAAAGTATCGACGCCATCGGTAACGGATCGACTGGACGTGGGTTTGCCGACGATCCGTTCGGCGGGGATCATGCCGGTGCCCAGCGCCTCCGGCGACGCTGGGTTGCCGAGGAGAATGGCTTGCGGGCCGTCGCGGGTCAGCAGGGCGCTGATGCCAGCGATCCAGACGCGCACGGGCCGGTCGAAGCGGTAGCCGGTCCACCACGACGGATAGAAGCCAGTCATGTGGAGCGCAGTCTCGTACCCGGCGCAGATGGTCTTGCCGTTCTGGTTGCCCGCCTTCAGCAGCCGCTCGGGGAATGAGACGCCGGAGAGCAGGTGCTCCTTCTGCTTCTTGTTCGGCTTGAACGTATACATCGCGCCGGTGCGCGCAAACGCCGCCGCCAGCTTCAGTGTGGCTTCGATCTCGGAGATCGTTTGCTTACCAGTGGGTAGGTCAGCGTCCATGTTTGTACCCTATCACTACGATGCTGAAGAACCCACAGCACAGTACGATACGCCAGTGGTAGCGAAAGCTGACATACCGGAAGCCAAGCGTCCAGCGCTTGAAGAAGTGTAGTACTATCATAGCAAGTCCTCCAGTCCGGCATCCGAGCCCTTCGGCTGTTCCTGATCGTCGGCACTTGCGGCTATCTGCCGACGTTCGGTAACGGGCTTGCCGTCCAGTACCTCGAAGTCGGCGTCGATAAAGTCCACGGCACCGCCGATCAGTTGGCGCGCATCCAGCCCTTGCAGCTTGCACAGGCGGATGATCTCCCTGATCTGCTCAGCGCGGTCGCGGGCGTTCGGCGTCACTATGGTCTCGCTCTTGGCGTGGAAGCCAGTGCGATCCATGACGATCTGCGCAGCTTTCGTGCGCTCCTTCACGTCGCCGCGCTTCAGCGCATCCTCCAGCGCAGTGAACGCGAGCGGGACCAGCCCGGCCAGCACGCACTGTTCACCGAACTCCTTGATGGCGGCCTGCACCTTCGGCTGGTGCCACACGCTGTAGGCGCTGACGCCGAGCAGGTTGCGCGCCTTCTCGTCCTCGGTGCCCCCAGCGTAGCCCGCCTGAAGCGCCGCGCGCTCCCGCGAACCCGTGTGAAAGTAGAGGATCACGAACTTACGCTGGCGCTCGTTGAGAGTGCGCATCGCTGGCCCTAAGTCCTCGAACTCAGGCATCGGCACATGAATCACATCCGTTGACATTTTCTTGCTCCTCGACCCGCCTAAAGACGGTAAGTGTTTCTTATTATGGGTTAGGGCACGTCGCTTGTCAATCCCCGGCGTATTTGGGCGAGGAGAATTTTCAGACACGCGCACGCACCCGCCCCCACCCCCACCCCCACCCCGGTCTTTTTGCGAATGATTCGCAGTCGCAACGACCGAGCTTGCGAATGATTCGCAGTCGCAACGACCGAGCTTGCGAATGATTCGCAGTCGCAACGGAACAAAACGTGAACGCAACTATGTTGCGCCGGCGCACGCGCGCGCGCACGTTCCTTTCATCCTCGCACCCTCGCGCAATATTCGTGCGTTGTGCACGCGCTACGCGCAACAATCGTGCGTTCGTCTGGTCGTGGGTAATAATCTTGCGTTGATTACCTCTGTGTTGATACTTTCTCTCAAATCCAGAGGACAGAATGGGAACACGCAACTATGTTGCTGACCATACTAATTCTTCGCAATTTTGTTGCCTTGCGTTTAGCCGCAGTCGAGCGCATACCTTTGGGGCGGGCGATCCTGCCCGAGAGGAGCAACAATGCAAACCAAGCCAATCATCGTAGACCGGTCTTACGCAAGCCGGGCTCTCGCCAAGTGCATCGCCTATCTGGCTGTAGGCAAGCGTGACGACGCGGAATACTGGTTCCGACAACTCGCCTTCGAACTCGGCTTCGCCATCAACCAGCGCTGAGGGGCACGACAATGTATCAGTTCCACGAAGTCGAGGCGCTAGAGGGAAAGCTGGACGTTCCGGGAAGCGCGTTTAAGCACGCTACCCGCGAGGAGTGGTTGAACGCGGCCAATGGCCTGTTGCATGGCCTGTTTACCCAGCATGGCGCGACCATCCCCGACAATATCCGCATTTCCTGCGGTTTCCCATTCGGCCGCAGGGGAATTACCAGCTTGAACGCTATCGGGCAGGCTTGGCCCGCGAGCCTGAGCATGGGCAACGTGATCGAACTGTTCATTTCCCCGGTTCTGGACGATGCCAAGCGCGTTCTGGACATTCTGGCGCATGAGTGTGTGCACGCGGCAGTCGGAAACGACAAGGGACATGGGCCGGTGTTCAAGGCACTGGCCGAGGCTATTGGCCTGACCGGCAAGATGACCGCAACGGTAGCCGGTCCCGAGTTTCTGGAGTGGTCCGAGGAAGCGCTCGAAAAGCTGGGCGATTACCCGCACCAAAAGCTGATCGTCCATCGCTTGAACCCCAATGAGCCGAAGGCAGGCCCGGACGGTCCGCGCCTTCCCCCGTCCATTCCGGGTGGTGGCATCATCTACAAGCCGCAGGCCACTCGCCTGATCAAAGTCGAGTGCCCGCACTGCAAGGCCGAGGGCACCCCGTTTATCCTGCGCATGAGCCGGGCGACCATCGCCAGCCATGGCACGCCTATCTGCCCGAGACACAATGTTGCGACTGAGCAAGCCTGAGCGCAACAGGGGAGGGCGGTTAAACGCTCTCCCCCATTCGCCCATATCATGCCATGCAAATATGTATGACGTGATATGCGCCAATGGACTTGACTTTCTGCGGTAGGAAATGGTACGCTCGCGTGCGGCTTGCGCCTAGCACAGCACGCAACGTCGAGCGACCATCCTCCCCGCAGGAGCCGGAGAGAGTGAGAAGTGAGCAAGACGTTTAACCGAGAGGAGAGGGACAATGCTAAAGCGTGGTTATATCGCCCGTCACACTGAAACCGGGCGTTATCTAGTCGAGACAAGCGGCAACGGGCTTTTCGTCACGTTGACGCGCAAGGCCGACAACGCCAGCCTGTTTATGCAGAATGACGAAGCGGCGGACTTTTTGGGAGACGTGGAAAGCATGTGGGCGGCCTATCCGACTATTGGCGCGGCTCGCGTCGAGGAGACGATAGACCATATGCTCAGCCAGTATGACGACGTGCTGACGGAGGGCGTTTAACCATGCTCTCCCTAATCAGCGATTACAGCGCAGGCCTGTTAGGCTGCACAACCGACATGGATTGCGAGCAACTTTCTTTCGCGGTCCGAGGCGCAATAATGGTGCTCGGTGCCGCCCTTCTGGCGCTGCCGCTCGCGATCCTGCAAACGTGGTGGTGGCGGTGACCGTAGCGCAAGGTGCGCGGGTTGATCGACTTCATGGGCAGTGGGTAGCCTGCTGCCGGGCAATCAACTAGGAGGACGGGACAATGAAGTACGCAAACATCGGATCGATCAGCAGCGGCACGCTGCTGCCGTATGACCTGATCGACGCCTTTGCCTACGGGTTGGAGATATTGGTCCAGCAAAACGCCAAGGAGTGGTGCAGCGATGCTGGCCGCTCCCAGAAAGACAGCTACATGACCTTGATCGGCAACGCCCGGGAGTTGTCTGAGGACTCTGACGAGATTGACTATGTGCTGGAAGAACTGCAGGACGCCATGGCGGCGTTTGCCCCGCCATGGGTTTATTTCGGTGCACACCCCGGTGACGGGGCTGACTTTGGTTTCTGGGTGATCGAGGACATCGACGTGGACTTCGATGGCCTCAAGGTGGACGACACCGCTGAGGTCCCTACGGGCTTCAGCGGTGAAGTCCTTCATGTCAATGACCACGGCAACATGACGCTGTACGTGGCTGACAAGGGCAAGCTGACCGAGATGTGGGCAATCGTCTAGGCCATACTTCATCACAGAGGAGAGGACAATGCAGCTTTATCAATTCAACCTGCCCGACGCGACGAACGCGGGCGTATCCTATGCCGGTGAACGGCTGGTATGGGAGAATGAGGCTCTGAAGCTCGCCGGGGGCTTTACGTCCCTCGGGGAGCAACAGGGCGCGTGGCTCGACCCCAACGGTCGGCCACAGTGGGAGCGGATGCACGTCTATCAGGTGGCGGCCAGCGAGGAAGCGGCGGCGGCTCTGGAGGACAAGGCGTTTAGACTGTTCCCCGACCAGCAGGCCATCTTCATCGCGACCATTGGCACGGCGCGGCTCGCTGAGCCGAATCACGACTTTGACGTTGTGACCGGGCGAGCGGGTAGCCCTCCTCGCATCAAGGGCAAGCAGATGGAGGCCAGCGAGCGGTTAAACACCGCGCAAGAGGAGTGGTATCGTCTAAACTCTCCCAAGCCCGAGGAGTTCGAGGAGTGGTATCGTCTAAACTCTCCCAAGCCCGAGGAGTTCGAGGAGTGGTATCGTCTAAACTCTCCCAAGCCCGAGGAGTTC